GACAGGCTTACGAATATTTAAGCGTGTTACGTTCAACCAATCAAATTTTAAACCGCATCACAAGCGATTTTGACATCGACCCAATGACAAACTGGCGTGTATTAAAACACTTGCGAGGCTTTAATCCAAAAGCCGTAAAAATCGACTTCTAAAACAACGGAAAATCCGACCGCACTTTTCCACAAGAAATCCGTGTGGCGGATTTTTACACCCTAAATTCACTAAATTGATTAAAAAGGAAACAAAAAATGGAAAAATTTACTGATGTATTCGCAGAAATTACACGCCCTTTAGCAAAGCTTGCCTGTGCGATTTTTATCACCTTCCTGATTGGCGGAATCTCCTATTGTTTTGCAAGCGAGCCAACAGCACTAGAACGTGAAAGAGCGAGAGTGCAGTGGATTGCTGAAAACGGTGAGTATCAAAAGAATTTAACCGAAGAAGGCGAAAAACAGGCTCGTGCTTACGTATCTATTAAACAAGCTGAAATTAATAAGGAATTGAAATGAAACTACCTTTTAAAACCAACAGCGAACTTGCCACCAAGGAAGAACGCAAGAAAAATTATTTATCCGCTTATGTGCTTTGGAAAAAAGCATCAAAGCTAACCGGAAAAGAGATAAATAAGCACTGGTGCATAAGCCGTGCGGAATGGTGCCAAAAGATGCACAAAGAAGAAGTGAAACTTAAAACGAGAAAAATCTATGTACCGCATTAATACCTATTATGGCCATACCATTGACTACATCAAGCCGGATCCTAACGAAATTGATATTCGTGATATTGCGCATAACCTTAGCTTTGAAAACCGCTTTATTGGTCAAACTGCTGAACCTTATAGCGTAGCTCAGCATTGTGTACTTGGTAGCTACATTTTTGAAGAAATGGGATTGCCTGAGCTTGCATTTATTTTTCTACTGCACGATGCAGCAGAAGCATACTTGAAAGATATTCCGACTCCACTCAAACATTTGCTAAGTGAGCCTTATCGCAATATTGAAGATCGCTTTAATTTAGCAATCCACCAGCGTTTTAACGTTGAGTATAAAAAATTGCCAGCAATTAAATCTATGGATTTATCGATGCTTGCAACGGAAAAAGAACAGTTACTTCCACCAGCATCTGTAGAGTGGCCACAATTGGAAGGTGTCTCTCCGGCAAATATCACAATTGTTTTTTGGCAACCACATCAAGCTGAATCAGCATATCTTGCCCAATTTAAACACTTAACTGAGATTTTAAACTATGGCGACAAGTAAGAAGCCGCGTAAAAAGCACGATAAAAATGCCAACATTAAACGGCAGAGCGACAGAATATGTCGCAACTCTCTTGTGCTTTCCGTTATTGGATTAGGGAACGACGGCACAGAATGGATAAAAAATAATATTCCACAAGACAGAACAACGGCCACTGAACAAGATTTTGAACTGATGTATAACAAATCTCGACCATGGTCGTTTGTTTTCGGTGTTATTTGCCGAGATCAACTTGGAAGAGGTTACATAAAATTTGAATATCAATCTCTTGCTAACCAATTTGCATTCACTGCACCTGAGATGACTGATTACGTCAATGACAATATCAATGCCATTTTAAACGATGTAAACGAAGAGCATGTGCTCTCCCCTTTCCTTATTGCATCACCAGAGAAAAAAGAGTTTACAGATGATTACATCAAGAAACTTTTAACCTGGAAGAAAGTGGAAACAACGCTCAAAACCCCATTTGAGATTAAAGCATTGCGTGAAGAAGGAATGGCCGCATTACGTGAAATAGATCCAACAGATTACACAGATAAAGCAACTTGGACGATCCTTCGTAAAAATGGCTGTAATGATTTTGCCGATATGCGACTAGCTGGATTAGAGAAATATCAACACTGCAAAGGAATCGGTAAAAAACGCATTCAAAGTCTGATTGATGGCTACCACGCATTAATCAATGACGAAAAATTAATTCCAAAATTGACCGCACTTCGTGAATTTGAAACTCAAATTTATATCCACCAACAAACAATGGCCCGATTAAATCGAGCTGCACAAATGTAGGAGAACCCCATGGCTAAATTTATCAAACTAACTAATACGGATGAATCAGATATTTTTATCAATGTAGAACAAATTCAAACCATCACTAAAGATGAAAATGACACAGCTATTCAATTTGAAGATGGCACTATCTTTGTAAAAGAAACACCGGAACGAATTATTCACTCAATCCAATCTGGCGGTTCGGTTAATGAATTACCAGTTGTTGATGTCATGACCGCTAAGTAATGTGAAAAAAGACCCCACTTTTTATTGGAGTAAAAAATGAAACCAAATTTTAGATATTTTAAATGTGCATTAAGCGTTGAGCCTATTAAATCGTTAGATGAGCAATGGCGGAAAGATAGAGAAATCAGAGATGAAAAACTTGATGCTATTTTTAACACAATCCCATTTTATGAATGTTGGAGAGGGAGCGAGCGTAATATATTTGGCATTGTTTGCAGTTTAGATAATTCTGAATATGCCAAAATCAAAGAGGATAAAACCTATAAATTTGAAATGCTTTCCGGTGAGAAAGTGAATATTACCGGCAACAATCGCACCAAAGCCGGCAAAGCGTTTAACGCTAAAATCCAAACCATTAGACAAATACTCACGGAATATCCAAGTTTTAATGATTTTATGCTTAGAAAACTAAAACTAGCTTGCTGGGTGCTTGGCGCACGCACTGGTTATGTGTCGGTATGTGGCGTTGCAAACGGCTACTTTATCGCATCAATACCAGAAAAGTCAGAGGATTTTGGCGGCGATAAATTCCCTGCAATCCCAGAATACCTAACCGAAATTAAACAAAGTGAGTTTCTTGCTTTACAGGGTAAGTAGGTGTGTAAATGAGCGAGATTAATGTAAGCATTCCTTATTCGTTGTTTAAATGCACTTTTTATTGTTTTGTATCTGAGCATCTTAAAACAACACGTGGTACAGCTAAATTTGCAATAAGAACAGTAAAAGAATACTGGATTTTACTCGATGGAGAAAGCCGAGAGGATATTATTGATCTTTGCAACTCTCCTAATAATGCTAAATTAGCTCTACAAGAAATACAAAATTTCAAAGAGTGGGCAATCAAAAATCGCAACGCAAAACGAGATTGCAATATTTCTCGACCACTTGTTGATGTTTTGCCAGTGGTAAATATGGCAAAGGTAAACCATAAAGCGGGTGATTGATATGATTGTTTGGGCATTATTCGACAGTGGCAATGGTTGTTATACGCAAGGTGCAGAGCTATTTAATCAGTCGGTCGACCAGTCGGCAGTCGAAATCTACCCTATCGGCATAGATATTGAGAGTAAAAATAATCATTTTATTAATCTTAATTTAGCTGATTATAGTCGTATGTTTGGCGATAACAAGCTATTTGATGAGCTTGATAAGCTGCCTAAACCTGATTTGATTATAGCTAGTCCGCCTTGTGAGAGTTGGTCAGTTGCAAGTGCAATGTGGGGAGGCAATGCAAGTTGGAAACAGGAAACTGGCGCAGTCAATCGTGAGTTATCAAAATTCACGGTTAGAAGTCGTGCGGATTATGATTTACCGCACGTCCAATTCAAATATGACCGCTCTTTTCTGAACCGCATTAATGGTGAGCTTTGTATCTACAACACAATAGAAATTATCAAACGATACAATCCGAAAGTTTATGTAATAGAAAATCCGGCAAGCAGCAAGATTTGGCATTATGTAAATGATATTCTCAATTTTCAGATTCCTTTTGATAATTTGGCGCACTATAACTTGTATAACTACCCTTTGCGTAAACCAACAAGATTTAAGAGCAATATTCATCTAGGATTACGAAACAATCATAAATCAAAGCCTCAGCAACAATGGGAGGATTTTTCAAAATCATACAATGAAAGATCGAACATTCCACTTGGATTAATAGTGGATATATACAAAGCAGTAAATAAATATTTAACAAATCCAATAGGCGTTCCAGGTGAGCGCCTTTTGTTTTAGGAGACGAGATGAAACCAATTCTAGATGCTTGCTGCGGCGGAAGAATGTTTTACTTTGATAAAAACAATCCGAATGTGCTTTTTGCAGATATAAGAAACCAAAAACTAAGTTTTAAGGATCGTGACAAAATTAGACATTTAGAAGTATCGCCTGATGTGATCCATGACTTTACTGATATGCCGTACCCCGATAAATCTTTCAAGTGCGTTATATTTGATCCGCCTCACTTGATACAAGGTGGCGACAATTCTTGGCTAGTAAAAAAATATGGAAGATTAGATAAAGATTGGGAAAGTCAGTTATTAAAAGGCTTTCAGGAATGTATGAGAGTACTAGACGACTATGGAACTCTTATTTTTAAGTGGAATGAAACTCAAGTGCCAGTTAGTAAGATTATTTCAATCTTAAATAAAAATCCAATTCTTGGGCATAAATCGGGAAAAGCGAACAATACGCATTGGATGTTATTCATGAAAATTGAGGAGAAAGAAAATGAAAGAATTTAACTTGGAGGCAGCTTTAAATGGCGAGCCAATCTGTGCGAGCGAACAGAAGTGCTATGTAGTAAGAGAAGTGACTAAATTTTTGGACGATAAAAGCGTCCGTAAGTTTGCTGTTATCTTCCCTGACAGTTCTGCAATTGCTGAAATATGGAGCGAAGATGATTTCAAAGATGATATCGCAATGTGGGAAGAGGCAAAGAAACAAATTAGCATTGAAGATTTGCCAAAGCCCTTTCATCCTGAAATTGGTGATGAGTTTTTCTATTTGAGTGTAGGAACTGTCCAATATTGCTCGTTTTATTCTGATATTAATGCAGACTTAATGAGAAATGGTCAATGTTTCAGCACAAGAGAAGATGCTCAAAAATGGCTTGATTTTATGAAGAGTATGATGTAATTGATAAGACCGAAATTTAATTTGACAAAAACCGCCATCAACGGATAAGATAACCGCACAACAATTTCTTCTAGCGGTTTCCGCACCCGATAGCATAGCGGTTTTTTTATGCCTAAAATTTAAATGCGCAGATCTGCGCATTTAGAAAAGGTACAGTTCTGTACCTTTCAATGATCGGGTCAAGAGAACCTAATACAATACCGAAAGGGAATAAGTTCCGCCGTCTAGAAGCGGTTGTTGAAGCCCGATCACCCTACAAAAGTGATCGAATGACAAACAAAACTTCTAGGGGCATAAAAATGTCAAATTTACAAATCTTAACCCAATCCATCCGCACTTTTGAAAATCTTTACGCATTAAACGATCTACATATTGCCAGTGGCGGAAAAGATAAACATAGACCAAATCAATTTATCAGACTTGACACCACAAAAGCACTGATCGCCGAAATCGAAAAAGACAACCAACACGCTTTAAAAATTATTCGTGGCACCAACGGCGGCACTTACGCTTGCGAAGAACTCGTGATTGCCTACGCCATGTGGATTAGCCCAAAATTCCACTTGATCGTATTACGTGCGTTTTTAGCAATGCACCGCAACCAACCACAACAGTTAGCATTGCCTGAGCCGCAAAAATTCACATTTGAATTTACCGAATATGAACTTCAACAACTTGCTTGGTTGTGGTTCGCTTTCAAACGTGGCGTCGGCACTTTCCAACATATCGAAAGAGCCTTTAACGTTTTAGGCTCGAACATGAGCGGGCAAATCTACGGACAGGCTTATGAATATTTAAGCGTGCTACGTTCTACCAATCAAATCTTAAATCGCATCACCAATGATTTTGATATCGACCCAATGACAAACTGGCGTGTATTAAAACACTTGCGAGGCTTTAATCCAAAAGCAGTCAAAATCGACTTCTAAAACACAACAAAATCCGACCGCACTTTTTTAAGCCTGCGGCGGATTCTCACACCTAAAATCCGACAAAAGGAACAGAAAATGAACAAATTAATCATTACGCTCGTGTGTGCATTTGTGGTGTATATGGCGCACGCCCTAAATCTTAATCAAGACTGTGACGGCAAAACCTGTTACACCGAACAGACACAACAATATTAACAAACCACCGCTCTTTATGGGCGGTTTTTTTATTGGAGTAAATATGGAAAGAGAATTTTTTGATGAATACTGCAGTCCAGAATTATTAGCGTTAATAACTGGATATGTTTGTCCTAAATATCAGATGAAAAGCTTAAATGAATTCGGAATTCCTTTTCTTCATCCAAAAGGAAATAGAAAATTCCCGCTTGTGTTACGATCTGATGGTGACAAAATTTTAAAAGGTGAGAAAGTGCAGCCGATTACACAAACAAAGGAAAGAAGGCGGTCGGCAGTATTAAGTTAGTGAGGGGGATATTATGGCTCGTCCAAGAAAACGAATTAATCAAGGATTGCCACAAGGTTTAGTTTGTCGGAATCGAAAAAGAGCGGATGGCTCAATCGTGGTTTATTACTACTACACGATGGCTGATAAAAAAGAAGTTGCTTTAGGTAAAGATAAGCACATTGCTATTCTGGAAGCTGCAAAGCTGAATATGCAGTATCTGACGAAAAAAGATAATATCCTTTTTATTGAAGTGCTTGAGCGATATGAAAAAGAAGTTGTGCCGCTTAAAAAAGCGAAGAACACTCGAAATTCAAACATTCAGGCAATAAAGAAATTACGCCAATACTTCCAAGATCCACCATTTACCCTTGATGAAATAGAGCCTATACATATTCGTGAGTATTTAGATTGGAGAAAAGACGTTAAGCCAACCGCAAATATCGAAGTTGGGTTATTTGGCCACATTTGGAGCATGGCGAGAGAATGGGGTTACACTGAAAAGATCAGCCCATCAACAGGGGTTAAAAAATTCAAAGTGAATTACCGTGATGTGTACATTGAAGATTATATCTTGGATAAAATCTACGACTGCGCCACAGGGGATATGAAGGACATTATGGATGTAATGTATTTAACCGGACAACGCCCAATAGACGTGGTTAAAATCCATAGTTCGCACATCTACAACGATTTGCTGCATATTACACAGCAAAAAACAGGTAAACGTGTTGCCATTAAAGTTATAGGTAAATTAAAAGAGATCATCGACAGGCGAATTACCGAAGAAAATCAGTTCCTATTTACGAACAAATGGGGGCGAAAACTCGAGCGGAGATCGCTTACAGATTATTTCAAAGATACCCGTAATGCGGCATCAAAAAAATATAAAGAGCTAGCCGAAGAGATCAACCAAGTGCAATTGAGAGATCTTCGTGCGAAAGCAGCAACAGACCTTTCATTAATGATTGATGATGAACGTGCTAGAAAACAACTTGGCCACACTTCTACACGTACCACTCAACATTACATCAGAAAAGAAAAACCACTCAATCCCACCAAATAAAAAAGGCTCTTCAAATGAAGGGCCTTTTTTGTCACAAATCACGTTCCGAAACGTTTTTAAAACTCATTGATTTTATTAAACTTTAAAACCTAAAAATAAGAAAAGGTTTCGGAATTAAAATTGACTTTAGATAGCGTAAATACTGGATTATGCTCTTTTGAAGTCAA